AATTAGCCATGATTAATAAAGTGTACCTCCAGGTCTTTGCTGTCTAATAATTTCTGATTGAACAGCAGCACCAATAAGTTCTCCTAACTGTCTACTTCTATCATCATCACCTTCTGCTGACGAGCCAGAAGCATCTACATTAACAACCATTGATCCTCCCATTGCATGATTTGGAACTATATTACCGCTTGAATTAGGAACAAAAAGCTCTGGCCCTTTTTCTCCAACAACATAGGGAGATCCACCTGATACTGGGCCACCATCGGCTCTAAAAGCTTTGCCTATACCAGGAATACTTCCTAGGAGCTGATTAACTCCGAACCTTAAGAATTGACTTGCTAATTGGTTGAATACGTTATTTAATACATCCCCTAAAGTCTTCGTACCTTTTATAGCACTTTCAATAGAACTAACTACACCATCCTCTACTGTTTTTCCTATCTGCTTATAGAAACCGTCAATTTTGGTAAGACCCTCAGTAATAGCAGTGCCTTTTTTAACTAAACCAAGCAATGTCCTTATCTCTTCTAATGCTTTTACAAAATTCTCAGCATCCTTCGCTTTATTCTTCTCGAATGTCTCTTGTAGCTTTAGAACTCTTTTTTCTGCAAAGACTATAGGATCTACAAGCTTACCTGCACCTAAGTCACTAGCAGCAGCAGCCAAAATTCTATCCATAAAGGTTATCTGTTTAGCTTTCTCAATAGTCTTCTTATGCTCTTCTAGTGCTATTGCTTTTGCAAGGGCCAATTCAACCGTTGCTGAATCAGCTATAAGATTTTGCTTCAAAAGACTCTCTGCCTGGGCATTACCTATCTTTGTCCTAGCAGCAAATATTTGTTCTGCTAATGCTGCTTGAGTACGTGATTGAGCTATAGAGTCAACTGCTGCTGAATCTTGCCCAAACATATTACTCAAGGACATCCTTACACCTTTAGAGTCAAATTGAGAGAAAGCACTTAATACACCCATCGCTTCTTGTTTGGTTATATTCATCTTTTTCGCTAGAGCATCTATTTCCCTAGCAGAAATAACTGAACCATCTCCTGTATCTTTTAGCCTGATGTTTAATACAGCTAGCGACTTATTAAACTCCAGATTCTTTTGATATGCCTGTCCTAAAGCCGTACCGACAATAGAAAGTCCAAAACCAAATCCTCCCCCAATTGCTCCACCTGCTAAACCACCTATACCACCACCTACAGCAGAAGCTCCACCTTGACCAAATAGTAGCGGGAAGCCACCACCAATCATTGCGCTACTTATTGCACCACCTGCACCACCTTTAAAGAAAGGGGCTTTTGCAGCAGCTTGTTGTGGTCCTATAGGTCTACTGTATTGCGTTGCGGAGGCAGCTATTTTTGCACTCTGACCAGTATGTTTAGCGATCTTCTTAGCGTGTCTATCTATTGACTTCTGGATTGGGACAGACATGTCAGCCCCTTCACTCCAAGAACGGAAACCACTAGCACCGATAACACCTCTTTGTTTGGCTAAACGTGCTTTAGCTGCTCCTACACCGTTTAAAGCAATCTCGAATTTCTTAGCTGCTGTAGCACTTAGTTGAAACTTTTGATCAATACCAACAAGATCAGTATTTAATATAAGGTACTTAGCATGTTGCGTTGATAGAGATTTAGTTAACCCCCACATCCCTGTTGTTAGTTTAGAGACTGTCCCACCGATTACTTTGTTTGTCCTTTGCCCGAAAGCTAGGTATAGAGCAGCATATATGCCTAGTAATTGAGGATTAAGTTTTGTTAGTGCTATACCTATTGCTTTTAAAGTTGATAGGAAAGCACTCCCCTTTATCGTGCCTAAAGTCATTCCACTAGCTGCTTTAGTTATTGCAGCAGCAAAAGGATCTCCACCAGCCCCCATGCCTTGAGAAGCCCAGTTACTAAGAGCGTTAACTCCCAATCCTGCTCCCCCTACTCCAGCAGCTACACCAAGCCCCATTCCTCTAGTCTCAACTCCTCCCCCTGGACGGAAACCTCTAGCAGCTCTTCCCGCTACATTGCCTACACCTCTTCCAAGTTTCGCAAGAAACTCCTGTTTAGTAATTAATTTACCCATTATTCTTTCTCTCTCCTTCATCTCCTGCGTAATCATTCTCTCCATATCTTTAACTCTCTTCGCCTGGTTTAAATACCCATCCTGACTAGACAACATCCTGTCTAGTATTGCCTTCTGCTCGGATAAAGACTGTTTAAACCCACTTATTCCTGGTCCTGCTGTTATACCTTCTTTTCTGACTAAATCATCTAGTATCCTCTGCCTAGCTATTAACTCCATATTTATCTCGCCCTGAATCTGCCTGGTTGCGTTCAGAGATTGCATATAACCACTATTACTTACAAGTAATAAGTCTTGAGCCTTAACTGATTCTGTTAAGAGATTACGCAGATGGGTTAAACCTCCGCTTCTAGCTATACCTGCTATTGCCTTATCTGTAAGTTCAAAATTATGTCTAATACGTTCACCGAGCCTAGAGACATATTTTAGATCTCCAAGAAATCTCTCCACAGGCTTCGTAATTGGCTTAACTGCTTTTGCAGCCCTAGCAAAACCCTTCTCCCAGTTATTTAACTGTGTATTAACTGCTTTTGTACTCCTTATACTCTTATCTAATCCTGCATCAAGTTTCCCAAACCCTTTAGCTATAATATCTATCTTCCTCTCAATATTAGTAAGACTGCGTACAAGACGATCAGTGGCCTGTTTGATCGCACGATCATTAACCTTAAATTCTATTTGCCTCGTATAATTAGCAGCCACTCCTAACCCTTTTAAGGAACTGCTACTACTTTACCTTGTTTGGACACGACTAGCAGCACTATTCTGCACTCTGTCTTTCTCACGTTCATCTTGTTCATTCTTTAAAGCAAAATATCCCGACCAACCAATCACCTCCTCCATCGTTAATTCATTAGATAACTGAGAAACAGTCATCCCCAATTCCTTTGCCAAGGAAAACATGAAATACCAGAGGCTATTAGCTTTTCAATTCCGCTTTAGCTTCTTCTACCTCCTTGTCTGTTCCAGATTCAAGCATTGCTAACTGAATTTCCTGTAAAACAGCAGCTTCTACTTCTCTTCTTAAAGCTGCCTTATCCCCATCCTGAAATAAACGCTTACCACCTTCATCTAATGCTTTCTGAATCATTAGAGCTAGTGCGAACTCATTCGCATCATCACCACTACTCTTTTTCTGAATAGATTCCCTCTCTGCAATCGTTAAAGGATTCCAGTAAATAGAGAGAATAGTCTCCCCATTCTTTACTACATCATGTTGATATAACTGGCTTACTCCAAAGTTATTGCGGAGTAATTCGATAGCTTTAGCCATAAAAGGGTATATTCTAGATTAATATTATACTAGGCGTTTGCCGAAAACTGACAAGTGATAACACCCAAGTAATGTGACTGATCCTCAACATCAACTCCCCCAGGGCCAACAACGTCTTTAACTCTAGGTTTACAGCTATACGTATCCACATAAGTGCTGGAATTGACTGAAATCAAACCATCTACAACCAATTCACTAATACGTGCCAAGGCAGCAGTGCCTTTGTTTTTTGGCACGTAGATGCTGCACTGAATAAAACCAGAGTAAAAGTCGCTCGAAGCTCCCTGATTCTGTATTGTTGATTGTCCGAAATTCACAGACAAAATAATGTAAGTTATTGACTTGCCTGGAGCTACATACGAAACATTGTCATAGACGAACTTGACTTTTGGATTCGAGTCCAAAACAGTGTCCGTAACAGCCTTTTCAAAAGCAGCTCTGGTGTTAACTAATGTCATAATCAGAAGGAGTCGTAAGCAACAGAGCGACCAGAGGGATCTCGCCTGGAACCGACCTGTAAATCAGGCCGCTTATCAGTAAATATACGATCAATCTTATCGGATAGCCCGCCAACTCCCAGTAAGTAAGGGATTATATTTCTTTTAGGGGAAACTAGAGCTTCAGGGGCATAAGCAACAGTATTACCTATGTAAACAGACTGATTAAGCCTAAACTTCTTAGGAATGTAGTGTCTAATAGCAGAATGAGCAGTATGTCCAGGGGCTAATACTGTTTTGTTCAGATTAGGGTCATAAACAGTCTTTATCTTTGCCCAACGAGGAACCTTGGCACGTTCATCCGTTAGAGCTATCTCACTTGTACTTGCTTTCCAACTAGAAGAGAAGAAACCAGTAAGAATGGGACTTATTCTTCTACCGTTGTAACTACCGAAGGTAAGATCATTAATCGTTTCCTTAATCAAGTCATTAAATTGAGAAGATATTTGATTAAGAAGATCATCTTCCATACCTTTCGCAAAACCCTTAGCAGTCTTACGATTCCTGTATTTAGCCATTAGAACTTAACAATTATTGTGTATAGATACACCTGTCCACCCCCTCTTGTGTCTATATCGACTATTTGAGCTGTTCTTGTACTTCCTGCATAAGTTAAAACAATCTCATCATCAAAAGTAGGCTGATTACCCCCAATAAGATCAGGTGTTAAGTACAGTTTGGCCTGTCTAATCTCCCGACCAGTATCTTCCTCTGCCTTAATAAATTCAATCGGAACTTTAATATCCGAATAAGAAGTCGTACTAACATGCTGCTCACCCGTTTCAATACGATAACTACTCTTAACCTTACGGTTATAAGTAATCGTTGTATCTAAGGACGTGCCAAGATTAGCAACAACCTGTTTAGCAATACTTTTGAGTGCAGTGTCGAGTGATCCTGCCATGATTAACCTCTCACAACTCTGACTTGATAACTACCAGAGCCACCTAAACAATAAGCACCCAAGTAACTTTGTAACCAAGGGTAAACATCAAAGATGTTATTTACTGTTCCTGTACCTTGGCTGGATTGTGAATACTTAACTTCAATTTCTCCTAATTTAACTTCTTCAATATTTCCATCAGTTCCTTTGTTTCCTGTAACAGCGTCAGTCTCGTTCGCCAGTGCTCTAGCCA